TGTTCGAGTTGGGATCGGTCGGCAACTGCGAGGCGAACAGTGCGTTCGGACCCGTGTTGGCCGTGTCGTCGTACAGACCAGCGACCTCGATGGCCCCCAGCTTTCCGATGCCGATCGGAGTGGACTCCTCCCAACTGTCGCCGAAGGTGTGCGTCTCTTCGACGATGTTCTCGATGTCGACCCCGCCGAGGGACTGGACGTACTGGCTGATGTCAACGAGCGTACCACCAGCGTTGTCGTACCAGATCTCGATTTGCGAAGGAGTGGACTTAGCCATTGGTTAGTCCCCCTTATCCGAGGTTCGTCCAGGTGACCGTGATGTAACCCGTGACGGCGATGGTGAGCGCCTTGGTGAGCGAGTTTCCGGCAACTGCGAAGTTGACGTTCAGGTCGAGACCGGTGGCGAACTGTGCGGAAGCCGCGAGCGGCGTGGTCCACGGCACGTCAACAAGGGCGGTGTTGCCCACTGAGTCGATCGTGGCCTTGGCCGACAGGTCAGCCTCGGTGCCCGTCAGGTCGGCGTCGTCCGCCGCGATGACAGAGCCGCACGCGAGGTAGTAGGTGTCGTTCGGGTTGGCTTCGAACGCGTCGTTGGTCGACGCGAGTCCGGCGACCGTCACGCCGTGGATGAGGATGCGGCCCGCCGGGAAGTCGGCGATCTTGACGCCGCCGCCGTGGTCCGCGTTGCCAGCGTCGAAGTCGTTCGCACCCGTGAGGGTGAGGGCCAGCTTCGTCTGGTGGATCGGCCCGAACGTGTTGTCCGAGTAGATCGTGCACTTGCCCGCGACAGGCGCGAGCGCGGTGCCCGGAGCGAGCTGGTCAGCGCCGACCGCGATCGTGACGCCGCTCTCGTACGAGAACGTCTTGGCGACGGGGTCGATCGAGTACAGAAGGTCGCCCGCCGCGTTGTAGAACTTGAGAACCCCATTGGCGTAGTGGGACTTGATCCCACCCTTGCCCTGGGGGTACAGCCGAGAGTCACCCATTTGTGGTATCTCCTTAGTCGGGATTTCCGATCATCGGAGGACGGGGGCGGTTGCCCACCCCCGTCATCCAGTTGTACTACTTAGCCAGCGATGCGGCAGGCCAGCTCGGGACGGATGCACTTCACGCCGTACAGGATGTCGTACGCGAAGCGGGTCCGCTTGTACTGGCGGGAGACTTCCAGGCGCAGCGTCAGGCCCGAGACGGGGTCGACGGCCGACTGGAACACGCCGAGGCCCATCGGATCCGCGCCCGCGAACGGACGGGAAGCGAAGGCGAAAGCGTCGCGGTGGAACGCGAGGTTGACGGCGTGCGTCGCCTTGATGGTCACGGTCGAGTTGTTCGAGGTCCAGGAGGTCTGCAGCACCGGGGCGAAGGTGATCGCGCCACCGGCCGAGGAGGCACCGGTCCCCGTGTAGACGTAGGTCTGGCCGGACGTGTCGTCACCGAAGGTGAAGACGTCGCCGGTCACGAGCGTTCCTGCGCCAGCTGCAGCCAGGGTCGCGGTAGCGACGCCCGCTACCATGTCCGTGTTGTCGAGGGTCAGGCCGACGCCCGTTCCGGCCGTGTGGGTCGGAGCGTTCTGGTCCATGAACCAGGTGGAGCCCAGCTTGAAGCCGATCTGGCCGTTGAGGATGCCGTCACGGTCGCCGCGGAAGGCTGCGTCCTGGAAGGCGCGGAGGCCAAGAGCGTTGGCTTCAGCGTCGGGGTCGATCATGACGAAGCGAGGGTCCGTCGGAGCCAGCTGGTTGTTCAGCGTCTTGCGGGCATCGAGGAACTCGGCCAGGTCGTTTGCGAACGGCGTCGCGCCGGCAACGCCAGCGTAGCCGTAGACCGACTTGTACAGCGCGAGGATTGCGGAGTCGACGTTGTTGGCGAGAGCCTTGACAGCCTCGGTCGCCTGCATCGGGATCGTTCCCGACTGCACTTCCAGCATTTCCTTGTCGTTGAGGAAGAACGGAGCCTCGTACCACTCGGAGAGCGGGATGTTGACGTTCGTCGGCGAGACGCCGACGTCGTCGGGAGCCACGTACGACGGGCTCACAGCCTGTGCGACGATCGCGGAAGGGATCGGGACGTCGATGGACGAGCCCTTCTCTCCGGCGGTCGCCTCGTAGGCGCGGTTTACGTAGCGGGGCATCACTGCCATCTGGCGCAGAGCCAGAAGCCCCTGTGCGAGCAGCTGGGGTACAACGTTCGTCGTGGTATTCGTCTTGGCGCCCATTTGGTAGGCCTCCTTATACGGTGAAACGGCTCAGGAAGTTTGGCCCACCGGGCTCAGCCAATAGCAGCGCCGCTACTATTAAGGCCGCAGCGACTGTCGTCGCTCGCGTGTTACGTCACCCGGGGCCGCATGGCGACCCCGGGCTGCGAAAGGTTACGAAGCGTCTACAACGACCTCGCCCTTGGCGATCGCGTCCAGGTTCGACCCGAACTCGAGAGGGTCGGATCCAATGTAACGCTTCTTGGGCGAACGGTCTCCGCCACTCGCGCCGCCGCCCTTGGACGGACGGAACAGGTGGGGAGCGTCACCGGATAGGTCGTTGGCCCATTCCTCGGGGGAAAGAACCTCGCCCGGCTTCCGGCGACTGAAGACTGGCGTGTCACCGCGAAGCGCGACCACCTGGCCGTCCTTCAAGGTGAATACGTTCAGTCCACGACTGAGAAAGTCCGGCAGCGCACGGTCGTCAACACCTGCCCTTGTTGCCGCATCCCGCAGCGCGTTCTCGAGCGTCGTCCGGGCCAGCTTCTCGTTCGCCGCCCGTTCGCGCTCACCGATCTCGTTGAGCTTCTTCTGGAGTGGAGCAACAGCCGCTTCCACTTGCGTTCTGGTCTTCTCGAGGAAGATCCGCTGAACGTCTTCGCTTGTCCGGATGCCCTGACCTTCGAGGTCAGCCGTTCGCGCCTTGAGTCGCGCGTACTCGGCCGGATCCACTGACTTGAGCGTCTTAAGCTTCTCGACGCCCTCTTCGAACGACGACGCGCCAATCTCCTTGAGAAGCTTGACGTTGTTTTCACGGAACGACGTGAGCTTTTGCTTGGCGTCATCCGCGGCGCTGCGCGCCTCGGTTAGAGCACCGACGAATGCGGGGTGATCCCCGTCGACCTTCAGAACGAACGACCCGCCCTTGTCCTCGTACTCAGCTCGTAGAGCCTCCGGCACTTCATCCAACGACGCGTAGACTGCTTTCATTCTACCTCCGCGGCACCGCCGCATTTAGTTCACTCGGACACCGAGGAACTTCGACGAAAGGAAGTATAGGGTCTCGCGGGACTGGGAGCAAGTATTGGGAGTTGGGAAAGTTGGCAGGGGGCAAGGGAATCGAACCCTTCTCCGCGGGTTCAAAGCCCGCTGGCTCACCTTGAGCCCAACCCCCTGTGGAGGCACGGGAGGGAATCGAACCCTCGTAGCAGAGGTTGCAGCTCTGCGCCTCACCACTGGGCTACCGCACCAAAGGATCTTTTGACAACCGACTGCTCAGGTTTGTTTACGCCGTCGCCCGTTCCCGCGCGATTGCCGCCCGGGTGTTCAACGTACGAACGATGTGATCTGCGGCGTGCGTTGCAGCCCACGAGTCAGGTTTGATGAGAGCCTTGAAGCCCTGACCGAGAACCAGTCCAACGAGCTCTTGAACGTACTTCGAAGACATGTATCGTTCGCTCGGGTTCGCGTCCACGTGGATCGTCAACGCGAGGTCACTCTTGATGTAGTGGTTCAACTGAAGACCGAGCTCCACGCTGTGCCACACTTCTTTGAGGAGCCGTTCACGGAGCGAGGTGATCCTCGGGACGATGTTCCGGCTGTACGCCGCGCGCCCGCCGCTGTGAGGAGTCAACACCGCCACAACGGTGACGAATTGAGTCTCACGTCCGCACTGGAGCGAGTCCGTGCCGATGTGAACGGCTTGTCCGCCAGCCGACGCGTCAGCAACGTATTGCTCGATGCTGGGGACGGGGATTCCGGAGATCGTGGTCCATCGTTTGGCAGGTTGCACGGCGCGGCTCCTTTGGTTATGCGGCGTTGAGTGGCGGAGGATCCGCGAGTTGAACGCGGTAGGGCTACTAACCCTTGCTGGTGTTCAAAGCCAGTTCCCACCGTTAGGCTATCCTCCCAAGAAGTGGCGGTAGACCCCGGATTTGAACCGGGCAAGCCAAAGGTTCGAATCTCGGCTTTGTTCCCAAGCAAGTCTACCGTGGCGGTGGGTCCGAGGGTCGAACTCGGTGGACGAGCTTTCCAAGCCCGTCTTCATCCGATGAAACACCCACCGAAATCGTTTGGCGGAAGAGGCGCGATTTGAACGCGCGTGACCCGAAGGTCGTGGCGGGTTAGCAACCCGCTGGGCTCCCCGCTCGCCCATCTCTTCCGTGGTAGTAGTGCTGGGAGTCGAACCCAGACCGGGCTCTGATCTAGAGCGATCCTGTTTATAAGGCAGGCCGTGCGACCGTACACCACACTACTGTTCTGAATCGATACGCGCGGCACTTTCGCTACCAGTTTTTCGGATTTAGTGAGCGGGGTATCAAGAGCATGTCTTCCCCGCGTCGGCAGCCTGGACCCCTTACGCCGTTGTCCTGTACTCAGGTCACCTGCTCTATCGGCTTGTGCTCGCAGTCCGTAGCAAGCACGCCTTTCAGCGTGCACCTCACTCCGGCTTCGCGTATCGAACTTGGAGGCCCCGGGCAGATTCGAACTGCCGCTTCAGGTTTAGAAGACCCGTGCGCTTGACCATTACACCACGAGGCCGAAAATTGGAGGCGCTACCGGGAGTCAAACCCGGATCGTCGGTTTAGGAAACCGGTGCCCTGTTCGTTGGACGATAGCGCCGAAGTGGAGGCTCGCCAGGGAATTGAACCCTGCTCTGACGGCGTTCGTAGCACCGTTGCCCGTCCGTAGGCTGCGAGCCAAGTTGTGACGGTTGCGATGGTTTGGGCATCGCTTCGCGCGTCATAAGAAAGGGAGCCAGGAGCCCTTTCTCTTCGCTGCAGGCGCACCGTCTCGCCTTTCTAGAACTGATTAGTTGTTTGCGCCCCGTGAGATGGAGCACCTGGCGGGACTTGAACCCACGGCCTCTCCCTTCGGAGGGGAGCGCTCTTCCTGCTTTCGCAGTTCCGACTGAGCTACAGGTGCGAGATGGTACCGCTACTGGGACTTGAACCCAGACCAACTGCTTGAAAGGCAGTCCGCCTACCCTTAGCGTATAGCGGCAAAGAAATACAGCGTGCCCGCCCCGAAGGTGCGGTTTCTGCCTCACGAGACGGTCAGGCGCACGGGTCTCAGGGTGGCCACCCTACCCGGCCTAGTCGCCGTGGTTCCAACAGCGGACGATTTACTCCGAGCAGGGTTGGTTGCCCCGGGCGGACTGTCGTCCCTTTAAGCACGCTGGTTCTCTCGAGCTGGAGCCAGCCGCGGGGATCGAACCCGCTCCCTCTCGCTTACAAGGCGAGCGCGCTACCTTTCAGCGCATGGCTGGCACGAAACCAAACGGGCCGAGGACACGAGGATATCGTGCCTCTGGTAGAGCTCACTGAGTCTTAC